CTTGAAACCGTCCAAGCGGTAGGTGAAATGACCGATCCACAGCATCCATTACAGTATAGCAGATTTTTCATAGTTCTTGGAGAGGAACTCTAAAAACTACTACTTTTATATAATACGAGGTGATGCGTATGGCGCATGGCTTTAACCACCATTTGCCACGGGCAAGCCCTTAGCCATGAGTGCAATAAACACGACAGGCTGACCAAGAAACAACCTTACAACAAATTCATACCGAGCAACGGAGCCGAGTGAGAGCTACCAAATGGCCGGATGAGTTACGAAACGCAATGTTCGTAACCATCCGGCTTTTTGTGTTTCGTGACCATTCGGCTCTTTGTTTAGCCACGCTTGGCTCCTTTGTCAATCTGAAAGGAGTCAAGCAATGACAAAGAAATATAGTAATAGCAGCCTTAAACAACGCTTCATTGAAATCAATGGTCAACAAGTCCCTGTTACCGAGGAGGTTTACCACGCCTACAAACAGCCTACCTGGGCGGAGCATAAGCGTCAGGAGCGCGAAAAACGATGCATGGTCAGCACCGGCAGAGGTGGAACGAAACGCTGCGAAGGCGACTGCGGTAAATGCGGCCGGCAGCGGACAGGCAGTGTGCTTTCTCTGGACAGGCTTGCCGAAGACGGGTTTGATTATGCCGACCCATCCAGCGTGTCCGGCCTTGTGGAGGACAAGCTCGAACTTGAACTTCTCGCCGCAGCTCTGGACAAGCTGGCTCCGGACGAAAAATCCCTTATTCGCGCTTTGTTTTATGAAGAGCGCACCGTTCGCGACTGCGCCGCAGAAATCGGAATATCCCATCAGGCCGTCGTCAAGCGCAAGCAAAAAATCCTTGAGAAACTGCGCGGCATCATGGAAAAATAATAATTTTTGCTAAACACGAGGTGTGCCGGTTGCCGGCGCCCCTTTTTCTGTCCTGTGAATGGCGAGGGGAACAAAACGTCCCCGGAAACGGAGGTAAAACACACATGGCAGAAAACACGCGCAACACCGAAACGAACGTGAGCGCCGGCGCGCTCGACGAAGAACTCGCCGGGGTGCTGACCGCAATCAGCGTCGTGTCCATGCGGCTCGCCCGGAAACTTTTAGAGCTTCAAAAGCCAGACGAGTCCGAAAAGGAAGGAGAAAACGCCGATGGGAAAGATGAGTGAACTCGACCTTGCACTGCAGGAGCTTCGCCGTGCGGCGAAGTCGCTGAATGCCGCCGCGGACGGCCTGGCATCCTTGTTCGGCACATCCGGTATAAAGGCGGAAGCACCGGCGCAGTCCGAACCCGTCCCCGAACCGAAGCCTGTTACACTGGAGCAGGTGCGCGCCGTCCTTGCGGCAAAAAGCCGCGCCGGGCATACCGCCGAGGTCCGGGAACTTCTGCTGAAGCACGGAGCCGCGAAGCTGTCGGAAATAGACCCGGCGGAATATCCCGGCCTGCTGGCAGAAGCGGAGGCTCTGACGTGAGGGCGCATGCGGTTCTTTCCGCTTCCGGCGCTCACCGCTGGCTCCACTGCCCTCCTTCCGCGCGGCTCTGCGAGCAGTACGAGGACAAAGGCTCGGATTATGCCGCCGAAGGCACGGACGCCCACGCCCTCTGCGAGTACAAGCTGAAATCGGCTATGGGAATGCCCGCGGAGAACCCGGCGAAGAACCTTTCGCATTACAGCGAGGAAATGGAGGAATGCGCCGGTGGCTATGCCGCTTTCGTTCTCGAACTGGTCGAAACGGTAAAGCAGGCCTGCCCGGATCCCGTGGTGCTTATCGAACAGCGCGTCGATTTCTCCCGCTGGGTGAAGGACGGGTTCGGGACGGCGGACTGCATCATCATTGCGGACGGCACGCTCCATGTGGTGGATTACAAACACGGACAAGGCGTGCTCGTGGAGGCGGAAGACAACCCGCAGATGAAGCTGTACGCCCTCGGCGCGCTGGAACTGTTCGACGGCATCTACGACATCCGGTCGGTTTCGATGACCATCTATCAGCCGCGGCGTGAAAACGTGTCAAACTGTACGGTCTCCAAAGAAAGCCTGTACCGCTGGGCGGAGGATGTCCTGAAACCGGCCGCGGAGCTTGCCTACGCCGGCGGCGGCGACTATCTCTGCGGCGAATGGTGCCGGTTCTGCAAAGCCAAATATGACTGCCGCCGGCGTGCGGAAGCAAACATGGAGCTTGCGAGATACGATTTCCGCCTGCCGCCCCTGCTCACGGACGAGGAGGTCGAATACGTCCTTGGCAAAATCGACGCGCTCGTATCCTGGGCGTCCGACATCAAGGAGTATGCCCTCCGGGCCGCCCTCGACGGAAAGCAGTGGCGCGGCTGGAAGCTGGTCGAGGGCCGTTCCAACCGCAGATATGTCAGCGAAGAAGCCGTAACGGAAATTGTCCGCCGGGCCGGCTTCGACCCCTTCGAACATAAGCTCATGGGCATTACCGCCATGGAAAAAGTCCTCGGAAAGACAAAGTTCTCCGAACTTCTCGGCGGGCTGGTCGAAAAACCGCAGGGCAAACCCACGCTCGTGCCGGAGACCGATAAAAGACCGGCACTGAATACCGCAAATTTTGATTTTATGGAGGAAATGAACAATGGCTAATCAGGCAAACAAAGCAAACCACACCGCGCCCAATCCGATGAAGGTGATCACCGGACCCGATACCCGCTGGTCCTACGCCAACGTCTGGGAGGCAAAGTCCATTAACGGCGGCACGCCGAAGTTTTCCGTGTCGCTCATCATTCCGAAATCCGATACGCGCACCGTCGCCAAGATCAAAGCGGCGATCGAGGCGGCGTACCGTGAGGGCGAAGCCAAGCTGAAGGGAAACGGCAGAACCGTTCCACCCCTTTCGGCCCTGAAGACCCCGCTCCGCGACGGCGACACCGAACGTCCGGACGACCCCGCCTATGCAAACGCCTACTTCATTAATGCCAACAGCGGCACGGCTCCGGGCATCGTGGACGCGGCCTGCCAGCCCATCATGGAGCGTTCGGAGGTCTACAGCGGCGTGTACGGCCGTGCCAGCATCAACTTCTATGCCTTCAACTCCAACGGGAACAAAGGCATCGCCTGCGGGCTGAACAACCTGCAGAAGATCCGCGACGGCGAGCCGCTGGGCGGCAAGAGCCGTCCGGAGGACGATTTCTCAGACGAGGCCGACGACGACTTCCTCAGCTGACGTCACCGCAATATTTTCGGAGGACGGCGGGCTTACAAGGCTCCGCCGTTTTTCCTCATCCGGGAGGGCCTATGAAAACTTTATCCATTGATATTGAAACCTACAGCGGCCGCGACCTCGCCAGATGCGGCGTATACAAATATGCCGAGTCCCCGGACTTTGAAATCCTGCTGTTCGGATACTCGATAGACGGCGGTGCGGTGCATGTCGCCGATCTTGCCGCAGGTGAAACCCTTCCTCCGGATGTGCTTTCGGCGCTGACCGACGACAGCGTGCAGAAATGGGCGTTCAACGCGCAGTTCGAGCGCATCTGCCTGTCCCGGTGGCTGGGTCTTCCCCCGGGCGAATACTTAAATCCCGGAAGCTGGCGGTGCAGTATGGTCTGGTCGGCCTATATGGGCCTGCCCCTCTCGCTGGAAAGCGCGGGCGCAGTGCTGGGTTTGGAAAAGCAGAAGCTGTCCGAGGGCAAAGAGTTGATCCGCTATTTCTGCCAGCCCTGCCGGCCGACCGCCGCTGGCGGGCAAAGGAAACGCAACCTGCCTAGTCATGCGCCGGACAAGTGGGCCGCCTTTAAAGCCTACAACCTCCGCGACGTGGAAGCGGAGATGTCCATTCAGTCGCGGCTTTCCAAATTTCCCGTGCCGGATGAGGTCTGGGAGGAATACGCCCTCGACCAGCGCATCAACGACCGCGGCGTGGCGCTGGACAGAATCCTTGTCCGCAATGCCATCCGGATCGACGAGCGGTCACGCGCGGAGCTGAACCGGCGCATGAAGGAGATCACGGAGTTGGAAAATCCCAATTCCGTGGTGCAGATGAAACAATGGCTGGCTGAAAAAGGACTGGAAACCGACACCCTCGGCAAAAAGAAAGTGGCGGAGCTGATGAAAACGGCGCCGAAGCCGCTGGAGTGTGTGCTGGATCTTCGCCGCCAGCTGGCGAAATTCTCGGTGCGCAAGTACCAGGCGATGGAGAGCGCCGTTTGCGCCGACGGTCGTGCCCGGGGCATGTTCCAGTTTTACGGCGCGAACCGCACCGGCAGATGGGCCGGGCGGCTCATCCAGCTTCAAAACCTGCCCCAGAACCACATGCCGGATCTCGCTCAGGCGCGCGCTCTGGTGCGATCCGGGGATTTCTCCGCACTGGAGATGCTTTACGGTTCCGTCCCGGAGGTGCTGTCGGAGCTGATCCGCACGGCGTTTGTCCCAAAACCCGGATGCAAATTCGTGGTTGCGGACTTCTCCGCCATCGAAGCGCGGGTCATCGCATGGCTGGCGGGCGAGCACTGGCGGCAGGAGGTGTTCGCCAACGGCGGGGACATCTACTGCGCCTCCGCCTCGCAGATGTTCAAGGTTCCCGTGGAAAAGAACGGTGTCAACGGCCATCTGCGCCAGAAAGGCAAGATCGCCGAGCTGGCCCTGGGCTACGGGGGCTCGGTCGGCGCGCTCAAGGCCATGGGCGCATTGGAGATAGGACTTGCCGAAGAGGAGCTTCCGGGCCTTGTCTCTGCCTGGCGGGCATCCAACCCGCACATTGTGCGGCTCTGGTGGGATGTGGACAAGGCGGCGGGGACGGCCGTGCGGGAGAGAACAGTGTCCGAAACGCACGGCATCCGTTTCATCTGCCAAAGCGGCATGCTGTTTATTACCCTGCCGTCCGGGCGGCAGCTCGCCTATGTGAAGCCACGCATCGGCACGAACCGTTTTGGTTCGGACTGCGTGACCTACGAGGGCGTCGGGGCGACGAAAAAGTGGGAACGTATGGAAAGCTACGGCCCGAAATTCGTGGAAAACATCGTGCAGGCAGTCAGCCGCGACATCCTCTGTGACGCTATGCGCCGGCTGGACCGGGCGGGATACCGGATCGTCATGCACGTCCACGACGAGTGTGTCATCGAAGCTCCGGAGGATACCTCCATACAAACCGTCTGCCGGCTGATGGACGAAACGCCGCCCTGGGCAAAAGGACTGTTGCTCCGTGCCGATGGGTACGATTGCCCATTTTACAAAAAAGATTGAATGCCCGGTTGCCGGAAGGCTCCTCTCTGTCCTGTGAATGGTGAGGGGCCTGCGGCCTCTCGAAAAAATCATTTTTCAGGAGGTCTTTATATGAACGAAATGCAGGTCTTTACCTACGAGGGGCAGGAAGTCCGAACCGTGCAAAAAGGCGCGGAAACGTGGTGGGTGCTGAAGGACGTCTGTGATGTCCTCAGCCTGACCACTCCCGCAAGGGTGGCCGAAAGGCTGGAAGAGGATGAGGTGAGTCTGACTCATATCATCGACGCTATCGGCCGCAAGCAGGAAACCACCATTGTCAGTGAAAGCGGCCTTTACAACGTGATTCTCCGCTCCGATAAACCCGAAGCCAGAAAATTCAAGCGCTGGGTCACCCACGAGGTCCTGCCAAGCATCCGCAGGCACGGCGCGTATGTTGCGCCCGCCAAGCTGGAGGAAATTATGAATGACCCTGACGCCTGGATCAAGGTACTGACGGCCTTGAAGGAAGAGCGCGCCGCAAGGGAGCGCCTTCAGCTGGAAGCCGCACGGAACGAGCCGAAGGTCGTGTTTGCCGATGCCGTGACGGTTTCGGATGGCGCTATTCTTATCGGGGAGCTGGCGAAAATCCTCAAGGGCAACGGCGTCAACATCGGGCAGAACCGCCTGTTCGAACGCCTGCGGCAGGACGGATACCTCATCAAACGCAAGGGCACGGATTACAACGCGCCCACCCAGCGGGCGATGGAACTGGGGCTGTTCAAGGTTAAGGAAACCGCCATCACCCATTCGGACGGCCACGTCACCATCAGCAAGACCACAAAGGTCACGGGCAAAGGCCAGCAGTATTTCATCAACCTGTTTCTCAGAAAGGGGGCCGCGGGTAATGAAGGCTGAAAAGAAACAGGCCGTCAAGGCGGCCCTGAAAAAAGTCGGAGGAGCCGTCTGGTCGGTACTTCCGTGGGTCTGCATGGCGGTCGGGCTGACCTGTTGGCTCATGCTTCCGTTTCTGTATGCGGACGAACACGCGGAGGAAAAAGCGCGGATCGCGGCGCTGGAAGCGGAAAACAGGATGTACGAATCGGTGAACAGACAGCTTGAAGATGAGGTCGGATGGCTCCGTTCCCTCATCGAACAGGAGGTTTCGGATGGACAGATACAACCATGAGGGCTATCAGGATCCCACCGCCTATGAGGCGCTTTCCAACGTGGAGCGGGAGGAAAAGGCCGCCAAAGCTTGCCCGCCGCTTGTTTACATCGCTTCCCCGTTTGCGGGCGATCCCGAGCGCAACTCCGAGCGGGCGCGGGGCTACTGCCGGTTTGCGATCAACCGGGGCGCCGTTCCGCTGGCACCGCACCTGCATTATCCGCAGTTCCTGGACGACGGCGACGCCGAACAGCGTTCCCTCGGCATCCGCTTCGCTCTTATCCTGCTCGGGAAATGCGACGAGCTGTGGGTTTTCGGCTGGCAGATCACCGAGGGCATGGCCCGGGAAATCGCCAAGGCGAAAAAGCGAGGCATGCCGGTGCGGTATTTTAACGGCAGATGCGAGGAGGTGTCTGGAATGGCATTTAGAGAAACGAAATATACGAAAACCAACTTTGATGTTTGGAAAGAAACACTTACCCCTGAATTTATTGCAGATCACCGTTTTATTGTACTAAACTGCGGTGCTTGCCCGGCGTTCGGTAAAACATGTAGTAAGTATGATACAACCTGCAGAGGCAATTTCCTCATTTGGGCACACGGCAAGTATGAAGGAAGGACAATGTGATGCGGGAACTGAAGATTGCCTACGGCGACAGCCGTCTTTCCAAGCGCTGGGTTAACAAGAAGATCACCTTTAAAGACCTGTGCGAGCGGTTCCGGATTCCCCGGCGCACCTCAGAGACGGTCGCAGAATACAAAACGTTTACGAAGGACCGGCGCGACGCCGCCAAAGACGCGGGAGGATTCGTCCTCGGACACCTGAAGGGCGGACGGCGCAAAAAGGACACCGTGGAAAGCCGCTCCGGAATCACGCTGGACGCCGATTACGCCGGCGCGGATTTTCTTAGCCAGCTTGAAATGCTCTTCCCGTACCGGTGCGCCGTCTACTCCACCCACAGCCACACCCCGGAAGCTCCACGCCTGCGCGTGGTCATTCCGCTGTCCCGGGACGTAAACCCGGACGAGTACGCCGCCCTCTCCCGTCTGGTGGCGGAGGAAATCGGGATGGACTTCTTCGACGACAGCACCTATGAGCCGGAACGCCTGATGTACTGGCCCTCCGTCCCCTCCGACGGAGAATATGTATTCAAAATCATCGGCGGCGATGAACTGAATCCCGACAAATACCTGGCAAAGCTTTCCGACTGGCGGGATTGCTCGCTCTGGCCGACTTCGAGCCGCCAATCTGAAATCATCCGTCACAGCATCCGCCTTCAGCAGGACCCGCTGACCAAGGACGGCGCGGTCGGCGCCTTCTGCCGGGCGTATTCTATTGAGGACGCGATCAAGACGTTTCTTTCCGACGTGTACGAGCCGTCGGCGATGGCTGGGCGCTACGACTACATCCCGGCGGACAGCTCCGCGGGCGTCGTGTTTTACGACGGCAAATGGGCCTACTCCCACCACGCCACTGATCCGGCCTGTGGAAAGCTTCTGAACGCCTTCGACCTTGTGCGTATACACAAATTCTCGGATCTCGATGAAAAGGCCGGATTCAAGGCCATGTGCGGCTTTGCCGTGGAGGATGAAAAGGTCCGGGTTCTGATGGCCGAGGAGCGCATCGCCGCCGCGGAGGAAGATTTCCCGCAGGGCGAAAACTGGGCGGCCGCGCTGGAGCGGGAAAAGTCGGGCGTTCTCAAAAACACCCTCGGCAACCTGCTTCTCATCCTGAACCGGGACGAACACCTCGCCGGCATCCGCTACAACCGGCTGGCAAACCAGATCTACGGCGAAAACCTGCCGTGGGAACGCCCGCACGAGCCGTGGCGCGACGCGGACACCGCCCAGCTTGTCGCTTATATCGACAAACGCTACGGCATATTTTCCGCCCGCAACTATGAGCTGGCGCTTACCAAAGCGGCTGACGACCGCTCCTACCACCCGATTCGGGAGTATCTGAACGGACTGCCGCCATGGGACGGGACGCCCCGCGTGGACACGCTGCTGATTGACTACCTTGGCGCGGAGGATTCCCCCTACACCAGAGCCGTCACCCGCAAGACGCTCGTGGCGGCGGTGGCGCGGATCAAAAGGCCCGGCACGAAGCATGACTCCATTCTGGTCCTAAACGGCAGGCAGGGCATCGGGAAGTCCACTCTCTTTGCGCGGCTCGGCGGCAAATGGTATTCCGACAGCCTTTCCATCTCGGACATGAAGGACAAAACTGCCCCGGAAAAGCTGCAGGGCTACTGGATCCTGGAGCTCGGTGAGCTTGCGGGCATCAAGAAAATGGACGTGGAAACGGTGAAGTCCTTCATCACCCGCACCGACGACAAATACCGCCCCTCCTACGGCCGGGCGGTGGAAAGCCACCCGCGCCAGTGCATCATCGTGGGCACAACCAACTCGGACGGCGGCTTTCTGCGGGACATCACCGGCAACCGCCGCTTCTGGCCGGTGCGGGTCACCGGGAACGGAACGAAGCATCCGTGGGAGCTTTCGGACATCGATCAGATTTGGGCGGAAGCCCTGGTTCGATACGCCGAAGGCGAGGAGCTGTACCTGACGGGAGAGCTTGCGGCGGCCGCCTTCGCCGAACAGCGTGAGGCCATGGAAAACGATGACCGGGAAGGCCTGGTGGCCGAATATCTGGAAACCCTGCTCCCGGAAAACTGGGACGCCATGGACATTTACCGCAGGCTCGAGTACTTCCGTTCGCCGGACGACCCCACCCGGGCAAAAGGCACGGTGCGCCGCACCCAGGTGTGCGTGATGGAGATATGGTGCGAGTGCTTCGGAAAGTCCCGGGAGTCCATCAAAAAAGCCGACTCTTACGAAATCCAGGGCATTCTGAACCGTCTGGGCGGCTGGACGAAATGCACCTCCGGCAAAACGGGCAAGCGCTATGTGCCGATGTACGGCCCCCAGCAGGTGTTTCTGCGCACGGACGCATTGCCGGGCGATGCCGAATAGGGCTTCGGCACCGAAAACCGGCACGGTCGCAAGCCAGGTTTGAACCAGAATTCTTATGATCCTTTTTGCTCGTGTGCCGATATTTCTCCTTTTCATTTGACAAGGACAGCAATAAGGGCAACGGGCATGTGTCACATGCGCGCGTAGGATTTATAGAAAAAAACGGCATACCGGGCAAGCGGAAAAGGAGGCTTATGTGAAAGAGAAAATACTGGAGCGCAGGCTCGTCTTGGCGGTAAAAAAAGCGGGCGGTGTCTGCCCCAAATTCATCAGCCCCGGTTTGGATGGAATGCCCGACCGCCTCATTCTCCTGCCGGGCGGCAGAATCGCCTTTGCAGAGGTCAAGCGGCATGGGGAGAAACCGCGCCCCCTGCAGGCCGCTCGGCATGGAGTGCTCCGCCGCTTAGGGTTCGCGGTCTATGTGCTGGACGACGAAGCACAGATCAAAAACATTCTGAAATTGACGGGAGGTGATGCCGGATGAAGTTCATGCCGCACGGCTACCAGCGATACGCCATCGACTATATCGAGGACAACCCTGTCGCCGCGGTCCTGCTGGATATGGGCCTGGGTTAGCAAAACCGTGATTACACTAACGGCGGTCAACGACCTGCTGTTTGACCGGTTTGATGTCCGCCGGGTTCTGGTCATCGCCCCTCTCCGCGTGGCAAGGGATACCTGGCCCGCGGAAATCGAGAAATGGGAGCACCTGTCCGCCCTGCGGTTTGCCGCGGCGGTCGGGACGGAGTCCCAGCGCCGGGCCGCACTGCAAAGGCCCGCTGACATCCACATCATCAACCGGGAAAATATTCCGTGGCTCGTCGAGGAGAGCGGAATTCCGTGGCAGTGGGACATGCTGGTCATCGACGAGCTTTCGTCCTTTAAAAACCACCAGTCGAAGCGGTTCCGGGCGCTGATGAAAGTACGGCCCAAAGTTAAACGCATCGTGGGGCTGACGGGAACGCCCACCGGCAACGGCCTGATGGATCTGTGGGCGGAGTTCCGGCTTCTGGACATGGGAGAGCGTCTGGGCCGGTTCATCGGGAAGTACCGCGCCGATTACTTTCAGCCCGACAAGCGAAACGGGCAGGTCATTTTCAGCTACAAACCCCTGCCCGGTGCGGAGGACGCCATCTACCGAAAGATTTCCGATATCACCATCTCCATGCGGTCTGGTGATTTTCTGAAAATGCCGGAACTGGTGTCAAGCGAATACCCGGTGCGGATGTCGGAGTCCGAGCGGAAACGGTACGAGGAAATGAAGCGCGACCTTGTGTTTCAAACTGCAAATGGCGAAGTAACCGCCGCCAATGCCGCCGCGCTGTCAAATAAGCTGTGCCAGATGGCGAATGGCGCGGTGTACGACGACAGCGGCGGCGTCTTCCGCATCCACGACCGCAAGCTGGATGCGCTGGAGGATCTGATCGAAGCGGCAAACGGCAAGCCCGTTCTGGTGGCATACTGGTTTAAGCATGATTTGGAACAAATCGGCGCAAGACTGAAAGCACGTCATATTCCGTTTTCTAAGTTGGATACATCAGAGTCTTTCACCCGTTGGAATCAGGGCAAGCTTCCGATGGCGCTGATTCATCCCGCTTCGGCCGGCCACGGGCTGAACCTGCAGAGCGGCGGTTCGACGCTTATCTGGTTTGGGCTGACATGGAGCCTGGAACTCTACCAGCAGACCAATGCCCGTCTCTGGCGGCAGGGACAGCAATCGGAAACGGTGGTCATCCAACACATCATCACAAAAGGCACGATTGACGAGCGCATCTTGCAGGCGTTGTCCTGGAAGGACGCGGCTCAGAGCGCGCTGATCGAAGCCGTTAAAGCCAATCTGTGAAAATCTGCGGAGTCAATCCGAGGGAAACAAAACCCGAGGAGGAATCCCTATGGATACACGCCCCCTTTCGGCGAAGGAGTACCTTTCCCAAGCCTACCGCATCGACCAGCGCATCAATTCGAAGCTGGAGCAGATCCGCTCCCTGCGGATCCTTGCGGAGAAAGCAGGCGCCGCCCTGTCGGAGGTGCCGCCGGACAAAAACAACCGCAACGTCCACCGGATGGAGGATGTTATCGTGAAGATGCTGGACTTGGAGGATGAAATCAACGCCGACCTCCAGCGCCTCATCGACCTCAAGCACGAAGTGGTAACCATTATCAAATGCGTGGAAAGCCCCGAACTCCAAACGCTTCTGGAACTGCGGTACTTGTGCTTCAACACCTGGGAGGAAATTTCCGTGGCACTGCATCTCGATATCCGCTGGTTGCATCGGCTGCATAACAAGGCTTTGAACGAGGTGGACGCGATCCGCCGCGCCGAACCATAGAAAACAGCCTCGCGGTTTTTCTCTCCGCGAGGCTGTTTTTAGTCCTGCAATAGGTTCAAATATTGGGAAAGCCTTTCCTTTACATACTCTCCCACCATGTTCACCATCGGGGATGCATCGTTGTCCCGATAATAGCTGTCAAAGCAGGCGTAGTATTTTCTCCTGTCCGCAAACTTCACGTCAATGGGCGGATAACCCGCCTGCATCAGCATCAGGTTCAAAATCAGCCGCCCGGTGCGGCCGTTGCCGTCGATGAACGGGTGGATGCCCTCAAAGTTCAGGTGGAACAGCGCCGCCGTTTCTATGGTGTGTCGGTTGTCTTTGGACAAATCCGCAACCAGCCGTTCCATCTGAACCGGGACCAGGTAAGGCTGCGGCGGTTCGTGGTACGCGCCCATAATTTTTACCGGGATTCTCCGGTACACGCCCTTATCCTCCGGCCGATCCATCAAAACGAGGGAGTGGATTTCGCGAATAATTCGTTCCGAAATCGGGATTTTTTCGCTGACAAGCGAAACAACGTAAAGGAAAGCGTCGCGATGCCCGACCGCTTCCAAATGGTCTTTGAGCGGCTTTTTATCTATGGTCACGCCCTCCAGCGCCAGCGCGGTTTCCTGCAGCGTGAGCGTGTTGCCCTCGATGGCGTTAGAGTTGTAGGTGAATTCCACGAGGAATTCATCCTGCAGGCGTTTCAGTTCCCCCGCGGTCAGCGGACGCCGGCGGTCAAGCTCCGCCTTCATCTCGTCGATAGACGTAAAGAGTGCGGCGTATTGTTCCGGAATCTCCTTGCCGCGCAGGCTTCGCCCGTCAATCGGTTTTAACGTGTCCGCCGGAATGAGGTAGGAACGCCCTTTTCTGACGATTCCCTCTATCCGCCCCTCGGCGCAAAGCAAACGAACCCGCCGGTCGGATATGCCCCACCGCTGTGACGCCTGTTTTACGGTTATATATTGCATCGTTTCACCTCCCGGTCTTTTGTTATAGTATACCACATTTTCGGAACAATATCAACTGAAAAACAAGATATTTAGAGATATTATTCCGATAAACCCAAACGGCCGATACCCGTGAGCGGAATTCGCCACCTAAGGCCATAGAAAGCCACCCTTTCCCTGTGATATAACTATAATAGCGAAAAAATGAAGGGCGCACCCGCAATCGGGCGCGTCCTTTTACTATGTTTGAGGAGATGGCAGGCCATGCCGTACAAACCAAAGAAACCCTGCGCCTACCCAGGCTGTCCCAGACTGACTGCCGGGCGCTACTGCGAAGAGCACGCCAAGCTGGAAGCGAAGCGGTACAACCGTTACGGCCGCGACCCGGAGTCCAACAAGCGCTACGGCAGGTCATGGGCGAAGATACGCGCGGCCTTTCTTGCGGCGCATCCGCTGTGCGAACGGTGCCGGGAGGAAGGCAGGCTGACCCCCGCCGTTCTGGTTCATCACAAGCGCAGGCTGACCGACGGCGGAACAAACGACTGGTCGAATCTGCAGGCGCTGTGTCAGGAATGCCATTCGAAGATTCACGCGGAGCGGGGCGATTATTTTTAGATTTTTTGAAATCGGGAGGGGCGGTCTGAATCTCTACGGCTTTCAAGCTGGACAGCGCGTCCGGCCTTTCGTATGAATTTTCGCAAATTCAAAAACTTTTTCAAAGATGCATAATGGAGGTGAGGTCCGTGCCGAGAGGAGGAGCAAGGCCCGGTGCGGGCCGCCCCAAAAAACCGCTTGCCGACAAGCTCCTGGAGGGCAACCCAGGCAAGCGGGAGCTGACTGTTTTGAAATTTCAGGGCGAGACCCCGGAAAAATCAAACGCTGAAAAATCAAAGAAATCAAAGGGCGCGCACCGCCTGCCCACCTATCTGGACATGACCGCCAAGGAAGGTGGCGACGTTCTGCCGCCAGCCAGCGAAATTTACAAAATGCTCGCCGATTGGATCGACGGGTCCGGGTGCGGGGAATTAATCGCGCCCAACCTCATCGAGGACTTTGCGTTTCTGCGCAGGGCCTATCTGGAATGCGAATACATGAACCGCAGGCTGGGGCGTATCGCGTCCGGCAAGCGGTCACCCTACGTCAACATGGCGCTGGATTACCAGAAGGCCATGATGGCGGTCTACAACCAGATCTGGCTGATCGTTTCGCAGAACTGTGAAACGAAATACGAGACTAACTATTAAAAGTCAAGAGCTAAAATGAAAAAAGTGCAAAAAATTCGCCGCCCTTGACAAACAGCATTCAAATGCTTTTTGAGGCAAGCG